TGAGGCAAACGGTACTACTTTATGCGCGCCTCTGAACTGCTTCGCAATAAGTTCGGCGTTAGTCAGCTGTATAAGCATGAAGTCAAAGACGGCGACGAAACGGTGCTTGAGATCTACTGGCACCCGCTCACCATTGCAGAACGCGAGTCCATTCAGAAGAAAGCTGGTTCGGACGACGCCAACGACTTTGCTCTCGGAATGCTGATCGAAAAAGCACTCGATGAAAACGGCAAGCGCTTGTTCCAAGACGGCGAAAGAGCGGTTCTGAAGAACGCTGTAGAAGCGGCTGTTCTGCAGGACATCCAGCTTGCAATGCTGGCATCCGGCGCTGAGAACAAAGTGGAGGAAGCGAAAGCAGACCTCAAAAGCTAATAACGACTGGCTTTTCATGTTCTTCCTGGCCAAAGAGCTGGGAATGACGCTTGCTCAACTGTCAAAGAACCTGACGCAGGAAGAGCTAGTCGGCTGGGCCGCTTTCTATGAAATAAAAGGCGAAGAGGAAGAGCGGGTCATGGACCAGGCCCGCACGTCCCGAGGGGCGCGAACTATGGCTTCGCGTTAAACTGACACAAGCCCCTCTACGTTTCGCCCGTGGCCAACTACGACGTAGATATTGAGATTGCTCTACAGGGCGCGCAAAAAATAACCGAGCTTACTAAGGGTATAAAAGCCCTGAACAAAGAAGTTAATGAGATAAACAAAGAGGCAAAGCGTTTAGGTAAAGCGCTAGATAAATCTTTTAGAGTAGACAGCATTCAAAACTACTCAAGAGCGCTCAACCAAGCAGAACGCGCTCTCCGTAACGTTGCTTCTGGAACGGATGCAGAGCGCAGAGCGGTTGAACGTGTAGTCCGTATGCGCCGAGAGGCCAACGATGCGCTTGCCCGCCAAAACATGCTGCTTGCTCAGGCAGCGGCAAACCAGCGAGACGTTATAGCGACGTCTAACGCGGGCTTTGGTATGCAAGGTCCTTCCTTGCCCAAAGATTTCTTCAAAGTACAAGGACCTAAGCTGCCGCCCGGATTTACGGAAGCTGGGCGAAAACCAAAAGCAACGCCAAGAATTTCCGGAAGGGATCGCATAGGTGCAGCTGTTTCTGCCGGTGCCTTCCCGCTGTTGTTCGGGGGCGGACCAGGCATGGCGCTTGGAGGCGCAATCGGCGGTGCCGCAGCTGGAGCAACGTTCGGGCCAGCAGCTATCGCACTACAAGTCCTCGGTGGAGCGCTTGATAAGTTTGTGGCTCAAGTAGCCATAACGGGACAGGCACTTAACGAGTTCACATTTGACTTTACGGAGGTAGTTAGAGCTGCAGGACTTGCCGGGACTGCTACAGCTAGTTATATCGAACAAATAGAGAAACTTGCTGATTCCACAGAAGCGCAGGAAACTGCCACCAAGGCTTTGGCTGTGCGTGTCGGCGGGCAAGCCGTTGAATCTCTAAAAACTTTTGGCGATGCAAGTGCTGATCTTGGTAGAGAGTTTAGTGCCGCTACCACAATCTTCGGAGCGGCTATTGCTAGCCTTGTTTCTCCACTTACTCAATTCACTGCAAAGGTTTTAGAAGCAAATAACGCTTTGGTAGCTGGACGTGCCAACGCCACAGATGATCCTGAACTTAAACGCCTTGCTGCGCGTGAGGCTCAGTTACAGGGGGGCTTGGTCGGTGGGCGAACACAAGGTCGTTCCGTACAGGCTTTAAAAGACGCTGAAGAACTTAGGAAGGTCCAGGAACAGATAAGAGATCGACAAAGAGAAATACTCTTTATTACAGAGCAAACAGCCAAAGTCCGCGCGCAAGATCTTCAACGTTTAGAGAACGAGAAAAGCATCCAAACAGAAAGTCTGGCAATTCTGCACCTTCGCAGACAGCTGCTCATGAGCGGCAAGGAGCTTACTGAAGAGCAGGTTTTAGAGCTTGAAAAGCAAATTCTTAAAACTAAGTTCTTAGAAGAAAAGCAGCGCTTGGTAAACCGAGCTAAAGCAGATGAAATCAGCTTCCGCAAGGCTGCATTAAAGATTGCCGGACTTGAGCTTGACTTAGCTGAGGCACTTAAGAACCTAGAAGATAAAGGTGCTAGCAAAACCGGACCTAAATCCAGAGCACTACAGCTACAAGCCGCGATTTTGCGAGAGCAGCTTAAGCAATTGGGTATAGAAACAAAGTCCAAAGGTTTAGGTGAAACAACCATTGAAAATCTGCGCCGTCAAAACCAAAGCATCGAAGAACGTCGAACTAAAGAACTAAAGATTCTGGACTACCAAAGACAGCAAGAACTAGCCAATAACAAAGTTGCAGGAGACGCGAAGTTTATTAACAAGCTCTACGACGAACGCGAACAAACAGTCCGCGACACTCTCGGGCTGGAACTTGATCAAAACAACGCACGCATCAATGCGATCGAACTGCAACAGAAGCTGGCTCGTATGCGAGCGGACCAGCAAACCGCAGGCATCGGGCGCGGGCTACGCCGTCAGATCGAAGATGCCCAGAGGGGCATGGCTAACCCGTTCGATTCCAACGAACTGCAGATGCTGCAGCTTCGCGTCGATCAAGTGCGTCGTGCAGAAGACGCTTATCAAGGGTTAAACGACAAGATTTTAGAAAATACTGCAATTATTAACGATAACCGCTCAACAGAAGACCAGATTGACCAAGCTGAAAGAGAAAACAAGATCTTGCGAGACCGCATTGATCTGTATCGGCAACTTCTGCCTGAGCTAGACGCTGTTGAACAGGCTCAACTACGCCAGCAGCAGATTATTGACCAGCTGACTCCAGCAACAGAAGCATTTGCTGGAGCGTTGATCGACACCGTTACAGGCGCTCAAACAGCCCAAGAAGCCTTTGCAAACTTCTTGCGAAGCGTGGCCAACATGCTGGCCGACACAGCCAAGAAGATGATCGCGCAATACATCGCGATCGGCATCGCTCGCATGTTTGCGGGTCTGCCTGCAATGTCTAGCGGACAGAGTATCGATATTTCTAGCGTTGATGCCAGCACTGTTGGAAGTCTTGGCGGTCTCGGTGCCGACGGATTGCCTAATATCGGCTTTAGAGCTAACGGCGGCGCAGTATCAGCCGGAAGTCCTTACATTGTTGGCGAGCGTGGCCCTGAGTTGTTTATCCCTGGAGCGCAGGGCAATATTGTTCCAAACAACGCAATGGGCGGGTCTAACATTGTGGTGAACGTGGATGCTTCTGGTTCGTCTGTTGAAGGCGATTCTGATCAAGCCGCACAACTTGGCAAGATGCTTGGCGCTGCAGTGCAGGCTGAGCTAGTCAGACAAAAACGTCCTGGCGGTCTCCTCGCAAGCTAATGGCTACTTTCCCGTCAATCACGCCGACCTACGGCATCCAAAAAAGCAGCGCCCCTGTGGTGCGGAGAGTGCAGTTTGGTGATGGTTACGAGGCTAGGCTGAAATATGGCCTTAATCAAAACCCCAAAGTTTTTAACCTAACGTTTGAAGTGTCAGAGACCGATGCTGACACTATCGAAACGTTTTTGGATGCACGGGCTGACGATTATGCCAGCTTTGACTTTACACCTCCTGGCGAGGGCAGCAGCTCCAAGTTTGTGTGCGAGACATGGAGCAAGTCGATTCCATACTTGAACCGCGCCACAATTCAAGCAACGTTTCGCCAAGTATTTGAACCGTAATGGCTTATACCGCTTGGTCTGCTAGCACCGCGTTTGCTGTTGGCGACGTTCGACGCGCCACGACATCGCAAGACAGCGGCATAGTTTTTGAGTGCATTGGAGCTGGAACATCAGGCAGCTCAGAGCCTGCGTGGCCTACAAGCCTTTTTAATGTAGACAGCACCGTTGACACGGCTGATGCAGATGCGGTCGCTGGCAACTGTTTGCTTGTTTTTAACGATCAATGCGTAATAACTGGTGCCGTTGTTGATGGAACGGTTACATGGAAAGCAATCAGCAGCGTCTATGACGATGTTTCTGCGTTGGCTCCTAGTGCAATCATTGAGCTGTTTGAGCTTCAACTAGACAACACACTTCACGGAAGCACTGATGTTTACCGTTTTCATGCAGGCAGTAATGCTGATGTAACAGGCAACATTGTGTGGGACGGGAATGCTTATACACGCATGCCTGTAGAAGCTGATGGTTTTGAGTTGCGTTCAACTGGTTCTTTGCCGCAGCCAACTCTTACGATTGCCAACCTTGACGGCAACATGACCACTGTTCTGGCTCTTGTGAA